CCAAATACTTCGACAAACTCGCCATATTTAGCGCGATAACGAACGTTACGTTTCAGTCCGTTCTGACCTATGCAACCGGTAACGAAGCCCACAAAATTGTCATTGTCGTCGTAATCTCCCAACGAAATCCAGTTGCCGATTTCACCCTTAAAAGTCGCGTTTATCCCCACGCTTGAAATGCGGTTTCCGGTTCCACTACAGTTAATGACTGGCGCGCTGCCAACGATTGCTATTTCGTTTTCGTTGCCTGAGACGTGAATTATGCTACTTTCACACGCCGCGATATAATGATGATCACCTATGACCTCTACGGCCGCCATGTAGGAACAAACAGCCGTTCCACTACACATCCCAGAGATATTGATTTCTCCGTACTCACCGGCCATAGCTGACCGTGTGTAGTTTCCGGCTATTGTTGTGTTTAAAAATTTCCCTGCTGCTGCTGTGACGGAAGAACGTGCTTTTATATGTATTTTTGTGTCATTGCCCGCGACTGCTGTGTGGGATCGCTCGCCAGAAGAAGTGATTGTATTGTCACTCCCCGCAATCGCGAGTTTTACGCCAAATTTTTTGCCGACATGAACTTCTCGTTTACTGTCGGACAGTGCAAACTTTTGGAAATTTTTACCATCCAGTATGATCCTATCGCTTTTATTTTCCTGCACGTTTGCTGACAAAATAATTTCTTTAAGATGGTCTTCGCCAAAATACTCTTTGTTATCGTCACTCATGTGATTTTCTCTAATCGGATAAGAAGTTGTTTTTGGATGGTTTTTTTTCGCTATTAGAACCGAGCGGTTCAAACAGGCATGAAGGAACCGGGCCACCAGCTACCCACGCGTCAACTTGAGCCGTGACGCTGAAAGACATGACATTGAAATTAGTATTATTTTCCGGGATTATGTCGTCCAATTCATAGCCGCAAAAACGTTTGGATTTCCGGTTCCCGAATTGGTCTTGGTAAAGGTTGTAATAAACTAAATATGCAACCAAGCCGGACGTTTCATAACCAAAGGCTGTTTCAAAAAATTTGTACTTTGATTTTTTTCGCGAGAATAAAGATGAAAGTATTTTCATTTTTCACCTGCCTTTATGGTTTTAGTGAATTCAGCCCACAAAACGCGCAGCTCTTTTTCCTCGCTGGCTTGCATTTGGTGATCGTTGTCAAGCATGTGTTTTTTTAACTTGGACAGTGTTTTACCTATCCGAAAAAACAAACCAAGCGCGCGTGAAAGATCTATTTCGTTCATTGTTTCCGCCTTTAACAAACAAACGCTTCAAGGTCGGTGGCAGCCCACCCGCCGATGTCATGAACAAAATCATCATGACACCACGTGTTAGGCAAACGTTCTGAACGACGGTTTTCTGTAGGAGTAAGCGAAGGTATGGCGCGGTCTTTTAAAAAATTGAACCTTAACCGCAAAAGCTTTACCGGCCATGTTTGTTTTCCGGCCTTATTTTTGTATGCAACCAAAAGGCCGAGACTTGTTTCAACGCGTAAAATTTCCCACGGGTTTGTCAATTCAGCCGGGACAGCTCCGTTAGCGACAAGCCACTTTTTGAATTTTTTCATCGAAAAACGTTTTGCACGAGAGACACTTTGCTTCCGGTTATATTTTGCTTTTTGAACCTGTTTTTTTGCGCACGTTGTCATGGTCATAAAACCGTTTTTAAAAAGGAAGTTTTTGATTAGAGTAAGGAAAGACACTGAAGTTGTTTTCAGTTTTTAGAGGATAAAGCATCCTCTTGTTTTTCAATACGACGCAGCTCTCCGAGATACTCGTTTGCTATCTTTCCATAGATCACTCCAAGCAGCCCAACGACAGCGTCCTTGACGCACTCATCAACAATCGGCCGGCACTTTTCTATGCGTTGTTGGGCGGCAAAGGTGCCAACCTCTTTCTCCAATTTTCTTTTCCATTTTGTAAGAACGCAATCGGTTCGAAGATCAATCAATTGAAATGCTCTATCCAATGTTATCGGCACAATCTGAACAGGTACCTTGTTATCGTTAGCCATTTTCGTGACCTCTTATTTTTTTGTGAGATCATCGTTAACACGATATTTACAATCTGTAAACTATTTTTTGCAATTTTAAACACATTTTATCATTATTACTCGTCTTGTAATCATTTACACTCCGTTCGACCGTTCTGTTCAGTTTTAATATTTTCCGGATATTTTTTTATTTTTAAAACAAAATCTTAACAACTTTATATATTTAAACACGATTGAACATAGTTGAACACATATGAACGTATTTTAACATCACCGCTTTTTGGTGACAGGTTTGTCATGTTTAGTGCCATGTTTTCTATAAATTATATATATATTTCAATATATTATAATAACTATAAACCTGTCACCAAAGATTGCGAAATGTGTTTTTTGATGTTGATATATGACTTTCAGGGTTTTTATATAGCGATTTCAAGGAAATTGGTGACAAGTTTTATAGCATATTGATTTTATTATTCTTTTTAGCCGAAACATGGCACTTGACGGGTTAGTTGCTGGTTTTATGTTTATTTTTTCCGTGAATGTTGACAATATATAATCATTTGCAGTAAAAAATGGTTGATTTTTTATGTTTATTGTCTCGAAGGGGAATAAATGGAAAAGACAATAAAAAAAAGAAATGTGGCGCCGATTGATTATATGTTTGAGCGAAAACGAATTGATATGGCGCAAAAAAAAGCAGCTGATAAATTTTACAAAAATTGGCTTATCCTAACGGCATCAGCCGGATGTGCGTCGCGCGATTATTCACGACCGTTTGTCGACGGCGGGAAAATTAGCGGCATTAACGCTAAAGCATTACAATCACGCCTGGACATCCAAAAAGAAATGTCAAAAATCAAGGAAATATTGGGCGTGAACGGATATGAGTTGGTCGAGACTGTTGTTTGCAAAGAAATAATGATTTCACGAATTGCAAAAAATCAACGACGCCAAAATTATCTTGCTGAACGTTTCTATGAATGCCTTGATTGTCTTGCCGGTTATTGGTCATTTTTTGATAAACATTCGATCGTTCGTTAATTTTTTTAAAAACATCATTTTTATTGTTGACAACATTCATGTTAAGGTGTATGCGTAAAGCACAATGATAATTGTATCTTTAAAAAGCTCGGTTTTTTCCGGGCTTTTTTGTTATCTAGCGTTTTGCAGGAAAAACGGCAAAGCACGACAACAATCTCTATTTGATTATTTGTAAAAAGTTGTGGCAAGTTTCCTGCAATTTCTTTAAAAAAGTAATGGCTAATGGCTGATTTTCTGAAATTCGACTTGACCGAATTTCAACTGCTTGCAAAGCACATGAATATAGCTGAAAAGCAAGTCCCATACGCGGCGTCAAAAACGATTAATAATGCCGCTTTTAAAGCGCGTGAATATTTAATCAATGACACATGGCCGCGTTCGGTCGTTGTGCGCAACAAAGGCTTTTTAAGGCAAGCGCTGCATGTTGAAACGGCAAGCAAGACCAACTTAACCGCCGCTGTCGTCGACACGCTTCACCGTGGCAATTTGTACGCACATACTCATGGCGGGACAAAAAACGCACGGAAGAAAAATATAGCCATTCCGACGGCACTGGTTGCAAGAACTTCAAAAGGCGTGCGACGCAACCAGAGGCCAGCTAATCTTGGCCGGTCTTTCGTTAAAAATGGCGTTCTTTATCAAGTCATTGGGCATGGGAAAGGCCAAAAAATCAGGCCGATGTATGTTCTACGAAAATCGGTGCAAATAAAAAAATCCGTTCCATTCGATGAAGATTTTAAAAAGATCGCCAGAGATACAATTAGGCAAACTGCCGCGAAGGAATTACTGAAAGCGATGTTTGGAAGCTATGGCCGTATTCTCAAATAACACACCCTCCCCCGTCATTTTTAAGGTACTTACCGGAACCGGTCGGTCGGGGGTAACGCGCCACCCCGAATGATGTCTAGCTATAAACTTTTTTAACCGGTTTACCGGTTAACTAGTAAACCGAAAAAACATGACAAAAGATTTTGTTACGCAAAAAGAATTTGCCGAGATTTGCGGTGTTTCGAAGGCCGCTGTGACTAAATGGAAATCGAAAGGTTTACTTGTCTTTGGGGAAAATAATTTAGTTAACGTCGCGGCCACGCAGGAAAAATTAGAAAACCGGCCGGCAAAATATCGGGGTGGCACTGCAAAAACTTTTGCCAATAACGATAATGATGTTTCAGAACCTGATGGTTTTGAAGATGACGATAGCGCGCTGGAAGAAATCGATGACGATAACATCAGTCATGCAGAAGCTACACGCCGCAAAGAAGTCTATTTGGCGCGCTGCCAAAAAATAAAATACGAAAAAGAAATTGGCAAACTGGTTGATGCTGATGCAGCCGCACAAGTTGTAGCGAATGAATATGCGAAAGTTCGTTCAAAAATATTAGCTATTCCAACACGTACAGCTACACGATTGTCTGCCATGAAAAATCCGGCTGAAATAAAAAGATATCTTGACGAAGAAATAGCTGACGCTTTGGATGAATTAACGTTTGATGACGAGATGGACGGGAAAAGACAACTTTCTAAAGAAGTTGCAGCAAACGAGGCGGACAACATTGCAGCCGCCGCCGCAACTGACAGTTAGCCAATGGGCGGCTAAATACGCGCAATTGTCGGTCGAAAATTCGGCTGAGCCAGGGAAATTTTCTGCTTTTGCTTATCAAAACGGTATAATGGATTCTGTTCATGAAGCAGGCGTGAAAACAATCTGTGTTATTAAATCTGCCCGCGTTGGTTATACTAAATGCCTTGACAACATCATCGCTTATTATTTGTCTCAGGACCCCTCGCCTATCTTGCTTGTTCAACCACGTGTCGAGGATGCCGAAGACTATTCGAAAACAGAAATATTGCCGATGTTGCGTGATACGCCGGAACTGGCAAAATTAACTGGCGAACTAAAATCGCGCGATTCTGGTCAAACCATAACAAAACGCACGTTTAAAAACGGCTCGTCTATTTCTTTTGTTGGGGCTAACTCTCCAGGCGGCTTTCGGCGTATTTCTGCACGTATTGTTCTTTTCGATGAAGTCGACGGTTTTCCGGTCGCAGGGGCTGGCATTGAAGGTGACCAGATAGCGCTTGGCATAAAGCGGTCCGAAAGCTTTTGGAATAGAAAGATAGTGATGGGCTCATCACCGACGATCAAAGGCGAAAGCCGTATTGAAAAAGCTTGGGAACAATCAGACCAACGACACTATTACATTAAATGCCCTCACTGCGGATATGAGCAAGTTTTAAAATGGCAAAATTTGCAATGGGATAAAGAGGTTGACGATAACGGAAAGACTATAAAACACCATCCTGAAACAGCGCATTTTGTATGCGAAAGCGGTAATGGCTGCCGGATTGACGAAACAGACAAATCAGCCCTGATTGCTGGCGGGCGGTGGATTGCTGAAAAACCATTCAACGGGCATATCGGTTTCCACATTTGGGCGGCTTACAGCCTTTTCCCGAATGCTTCATGGCGTTTTTTGGTCGAGGAATTTTTACGCGTTCGCAAAGATCCAACACAGCTAAAAACCTTTGTCAATTTGGTGTTGGGCGAAACATGGGAAGAGGAAGGCTATCAAGCCAACAGTAACGCGCTTATGACGCGTGCAGAAGTCTACAACAGCAACAATATACCAGCCGGCGTTCTTTTGTTAACTGCCGGCGTTGACACACAAGATGACCGCCTGGAGCTGCAAATAATTGGTTATGGGCGAGGCGAAGAAACGTGGGTAGTTAATTATCATGTTATCTTTGGCGACCCCGCACAAAAAACGGTTTGGGAGCAATTAGATAAGCTGCTTTTAGCAGCATATACAACAGAGGATGGGCGAAAACTACACGTCCGGGCTTGTTGTATTGATTCTGGTGGCCATTTTTCCGCTGCCGTTTATTCGTTTTGTCGGACTAGACATTTACGGCGCGTTTTTGCAACAAAAGGTGCAGCCGGCACAAGACCTATTTGGCCTCTCCGGTTCAGTAAAACAAAAAACAATGATAAGGTTTTTATTGTCGGTGTCGATACGGCAAAAGAGCTTGTTTATTCGCGCTTGC